CCCAGATGTATCGCCATTAACAACAATGCTTGCCATATTTATTCCTTATATAACCGCCCAGCGTGAGCCGGAACTTACGGTGACCGATTGACCTGATGCTATCGTGATGGGGCCTGTAGACATACCAGAAGTGCCAGCCGCTATCGTATAGCTTACGCTGACTGTTTGGTTATTGATTACGATGCCGTTCCCCGCATTTAACACAGATGCTTGAAACTCTCCCGTGCTTGGCTTATACAAGAGCTTGGCATTACTTGTGTAAATGTTTAATGCTGTGCCGCTTGTAGCCGCCGCAAAAAGAGGATATACGTTAGTAGCCGTTGAGGTGTCGTTGCTAATCGCCGATCCGCCCACTGACTTCCATGCCGGAGATGCGCCGCTATAGCCTTCAAACTCATTTGTCGTGCTGTTGTAGCGCAACATACCCGTAACAGAAGAGCCGGGCTGTTGGGCTGTCGTACCCTTACTGATCGTCAAAGCACCAGTAGAAGAGAAGATAGAGTCTGCCGAAGCGTTGAGTGTGGTGACGTTAGAGATGCCGTATTGATTGGCAATCTTTACAAAGTCAGAGCCATTCCAAGCGCATATCGCCAACTCATTGGCTAGGATGGTTACGCCAGTTGTTGGACCTGCCCCCACCAGTTTGATGGATTGGGTACTTCCAGTCTTATTGATAACAATGTAGACCTTAGACTGGGCTGGCGCTGTGATGGTTCTAGTGACTGTCCCGCTGGCTGTCCATAGGAGAATGGCTTCCCTAGATGTATTAGAAACGCCATTAGTAGTGGTTAATGTTACATCTGCGTCAGAAGATATGGTGGTAGTTCCAGCAATCGCTGAATCTAAAAGGTTGGTGATGGAGGTATTAACGACATCGCCCCATGTACCCGACAGTTCACCTGTTACGGGCAGTGCAAGTCCCAACAGTGAGGTATATGCTGTGGTCACGTTATGCTCCTATATTCTTTCATTTTATAGCCCTTTTTACTAAACTACAACCCAACGAGCACCCGAACCAAGAGTAACTGACTGACCACTTGCAACGGTAATTGGACCTGCTGACATGGCTGAGTAACCTGCGGCTATGGTGTAACTTGCACTTACTGTCTGGCTGTTTACATGCAGACCATTGCTGGCAATCATGTTAGTTCCAGTGATGTTTCCTGCGTTGGTGACGTTACCATTAGCGTCTTGGTTTACCGACTTCTCAGCAGGATAGGTAACAAATACATCTTTTGTTCCAGCGCTAAAGTTAACCAAAGAGCCTGAGTTGCTAGATGCTAGAACAGTGGTACGGGCTAGGGTTGTCCCTGATGAGGTGTAAGTTCCTATTCCCACCTCCCACTCAGAGCCTGTTTGCCCTGCTATGGTGTAGTAGGTAGTGTTTGCGTTGCCAATAGCGGCAAATGATTGGTAGCCTGTAGAAGCACCAAGCAGAGTCACTGTTCCCGTACCAGTCGTTGTGGTGGTTTCCTTTACTCTGTCTGCAATTACAAGCGCCATATTTTTTCCTTACGCTACCGTGTCAATGACTTGCCAATCAGCAGTTTGGCTATCATCTATTTGTCCCCAGCCCGAAGTTTGGGAATCATCTATATTTTGCCAGTTTGCTGTTTGACTGTCATCTATAGGTTGCCAATAGAAGTAACCAAGTTGCCCCTGATAGCCTCTGGCAAAATTACCAGTCAAAGCCTTTGAAATACTAAACCCAGTAGTTCCAACGTTACCAGTGGCGTTTAAACCAGTTAGTGCCGCTGCCTTGCCGGGCAATATAGTCCCAACAAACCCAGAAGCATTATTACCACTCAAAGCAACAGAAACACTCTGTCCTACTGTTCCTACGTTACCACTAGCCGTTACTCCCGTTAAATCAACTGTGATTGATGAAGTAACAGTACCAACAAATCCTGATGCAATGTCGCCTGATTCAACTGGGGCTACTGACGGGGTTACCGTGCCAACGGCTCCAGAAGCCACAACACCAGTCAATGCCACCGACATGGTTGGCGTAACTGTACCTACAAAACCAGAGGCTATATCCCCAGTTTCTGCGGGAGATGTGCTTGGCGTTACCGTTCCAACTACACCTGATGCCGACTTGCCAGTCAGGGTTTGAGATGCTGTCGGAGTAACCGTGCCAACTGAACCAGAGGCTAGGTTACCAGTTAGTGCTACAGAGAAACTTGGAGTAACTGTGCCAACATTGCCAGAAGCGTTTAAACCACTCAACGCAACAGACTGAGTTCCAGTTACAGAACCCACTGCTCCTGATGCTGATACCCCCGTTAATGCAACAGAGAAGGACGGAGTTACCGTTCCAACAAAGCCTGATGCCGCATCTCCGCTTTCAGCCTGTGAACTACTTGGGGTTACTGTTCCTACAAATCCCGATGCCGTTACACCTGTAAGCGCTACAGAACTGCTTACGCCTACTGTACCTACCGCTCCTGATGCCGCATTACCCGTTAAGGCGACAGCAACTGTTACCCCAGAAAGCGAGGCAAACGGTGCTTCAGCAAAAGCGGATATACCAAACATGGTTTAAACGGCTTTTAGCCGCTCCGCTTATGTTGTAGAGATACGCAGTAAAGCGGTAGTCGTTGTGTTGGAAGGCATTGTCAATGCAAAAGTACCAGCAGTAATCGTTTGGTTACCAAAGGTATATACGCCAACAGCCTTGTTTGACTGGCTTGAGTTATACATAAGCATCGCATTAAACGAGGTGCTCAAAGTTACGTTGGTATAACTGATACTTGCTGAAGGTGTCCAGTACGCCACTCCAGCAGTTGCAGAACTGTTAGTTGAGGCAGGAGCAGTAGCATTAGTGATTGTTACGCCACCAGCCGTATAGTTAGTTCCAGTTACTTCACCAGTAGATGAGTAGACGGTAGTAGAAGCGTCAATTGTGGCGCTGGTCAAATACAAAGCCGCCTTGAAGGTGTCTGCTGTAGTTGCTGCACGGATAGGTGCTACGCCAAAGTTGTGGGTTGCGGTTAGCACTTCTCCCAAGAAAGAAGTGCAGAGTGATGCTGTATTTGCCATGATGTTTCCTTGTTAGAAAGTGCCTACTTCGCCACCGATAGGTAACGAGCGTTTCAGTGTTACATGGGCAGAGCGATGAACAAGTTCACCTTCTAACCAGTATTCAACCCAAGTGGTTAATTCGTTTTCGTCCTCAAAGACACCCTCACGCTTTTCTAGCAAAGAGTCGTCCATGTCGCCTTTAGTTGTTGTTACTATCAAAATGAACTCCTTATCAGGGCTGTTGTTACCGTGTTTTGCGGCATCGTAACTACAAAGTTTGGTCCTGCGGTTTTATCTGAACCAAAATTTAGTATTGCTATGGATTTTCCACTCTTTGTAACATTGTAAATAAGAGCGCCCCTACAAGTAAAGGAAACATTTGACCAACTGACATTGTCAAAATTTACATACACCGTGCTGCCACTTTGATTAACAGTGACGTTTAAGCAGACTGCACCGCCAGCAGTGTAGTTAGCAGAGGTCACCTCGCTAGTGGTCACATAAGCCGTGGTGTTGGCATTCAAATTAGCATCCGCTGTGTACAGAGCCATTTTGATGGTGTCGGTGGTTAGGCTTTGTAAGCCCTCGAACATATCGACCAAAAACGAGGTGGTAAGAGTTTGAACAATCATGTGACTGGGTATTTAGGTAGTCCGTCACGATAAGCATCACCCTTCTCCTTGGCATCGCCAAGTTGTTTAAGGAGGGACATAGACTCATCCGCACGATTTTTGTACAGGGCAACAATGTCTTGTTCGCCTTTCATGTATGTGATGGCTTCCATCAAACACATATTTAGCAAGGCAGTATCAAAGTTATCGCCTAGCCATGTTGTTCCCGCAGTAACAATTGACTCAGGATAGTAAAAATAATGCAATTCAACCTTGTACGCCACGTCTGGGGTGGGCGCAAGGATAAAAGATAGTTCCGTAGGATTGCCGTATTGCGGTCCAAAAAGACCGTAATACATGGGCAACCCAGTATCTTTAGGATTTGGATAGGCTTGGCGTATGAAGTTAACGTCTTTGTTTAGAAGATACGTGTAGTTTTCATTGTCCAAACCATAGTTTTCAATGACTGCCAAGGAAAAAGTAGACAAATAATCGTCAGGAGCGGATAGGTAACGATTGTTTACC